ATAATCTCTTCTTCTTTCTGGACGGCTGCTGCTTTAGCCATTGCGATCTCCTATCGTGTTAGTGCACCTGGTCATATAAATATTGATGGTGGGTGGGCTGAAGGACCCCACCCACCCGCCCCTCAGTAGATGAAGCTTCTACCAACCTGGCTAACGAGTCGTCTTGCTTGAATACTATGATTTGCCATCACATACAAAACGTCCTGACTGGGAACAGCGAATGAACGTTCTGGGGGGACGCATTTAACAAAATCGGCGTTGAGTGCCGGACTGCTGGAAAATATTCGAGCCATATGCCAGAAGTCCAACAAGGAACTTCTAAATTCACCCGCAATCGTACTCTCCGCACGCCGGTACTCGTCGTACCGATCCTGATAGCCGAATGTACCATTGGGTGTTGTGTGAGCTGCATAGACTTCCTTATTTAATACTTCCTGCTGCCCGATATGTTCCAATTCTTTTTGCCAGAAATCTTCCTTTACTCTCCGGTTCCAGGTGCGCGCGATACCTTGCGCGTAGATGGTTTTTGGTCTGACCGACATGACTGTGATGACGTATCCATGTTCCTCAAAGAAGCGGCGATAGCGATTAGACCGGAACGCAGCAATTCCATGACCTCGGAGTTCTCCGACTGGGTTTTCGCCTTCAGCCGTTTGCAAAACCTCGCTAAATTGGAGAGTTTGTTTACCACCTCCGAGATATTCGGGTCGCTGGAGTCTTGCGTCGCTCGAACGAACGTTAAGATACCGTAGATATTCGACATAGCGTGATCCATACCTTGCTCGTGCTTCTTGAGATCGCTGAAGCGCCAACGCTTCGCGCAGGATATTGACCGTTACGGCACTCGCGCCGCTAAGGTCTGTGTAAACACCGGGCCATCCCGGTTTGTTGGGATCTTCCTTTATTGTTATTTGGTTTAAATCCACGCCACTGCCGGATCTAGACCAACGCTGCCCGGTTGTAGCACTAGATGTTTCGTTTTCTTCTTCTGTTTTACGAATAGATAGACCCGCGCCCCAGAACGTCTGATCGGCAGACCAACCAATATTTCTTACTGGTGCTTCTGTCCCTAGTGGAATGGTGATTGCCGGCCCTTTTTGTTCCCAAGGTCGGCTTGACGTAAAATAGTCTTTTTCCCATCCAGCATGTTGCAAGTCTCGATTAGTCGTCCCGTCACCACCGGACGCTGTGGAAATGGGTAGTGGGTTTTGGAGGTCCTGGTCACGGTAAAATTCATTCCAGATAAGAGCATACGCCCGGAATGGGAGCGCAGAAACCTCAATGTTAGGCACGCCAGTAGGGACACCCAAATAATCAGCCAGAGAACCAATAGCAGCGCCTGCACTGATACTAACTGTAGGAAAGACGCTATCATCCATTCCATCCGGTCCCCCGGTGATAAAATCTTCCCAGTCATCCCATATAATTCTGTGAGGCACGAACCAGTGGTGAATCCGGCAGTGAACAGGATGCATAACGGGAGCCAATAGCGGAGACGCTCTGACCAGTGCGTTCGTTGCATGTTGTACGGTGTCCCCTGGAAGTACTTCTGTTAGACCAATAGGTACGAGCTCCCCCATATCGCATGAAAGCAGCTTGTAGTGGCTCAATGAATGCTTGGCTCGTTTCATAGTGTTTTCTTCCTTTCTTTTTCTCGATGTCTCGCTGCTGCCTGTATCCTTTTGCCCTCTCCGCTGTCGATAATCAGCGACTTAAATAGCCACTCTTTCGAACCAGTCGGCGCAATAGTTTTTGCAGCTTCGCGCAGTGGACGCAACTTTTCTTTCGCTTGTTCGATGATTTTTTCAGGTGCTTTTTTCTCCCTTCCTATGCGTTCTCTCAACCTGTTTTTCAGGTACCGTCCCAGCGGTAATATCCTGCTCCCGTGTCTTAGTGTGTTCGGTACATCGTCCAGTTTTTCATCAAGCTTATGTTCGAGGATCGTGCTCGCTACATCATCCATAATGTCTGCACCTATCCCCGGTCTCAGACTCATTCTTGCGAATTCTGGCTTTCTTCCTTCGAGTCGTTCGTCTCCTTCTTTGGTGAGTTTTTTGGTGACGTATCCGCAGACGTAGGCTGCGCTTTCTGGGGTGATGCTACCGAGATGGATGTTTCCCATGGGTTTATCGCCACTTCCCCAGACGGACTGCACGCCGCGACAAATGTCGCAGCATACAATAGCGCCGTTACGATTGCGGCGAGTACTACCTTCTTTACAGGTGGGATATCCAAAGAGAGCAGCATGGTAATGAGGTCGTTCAGTGATTTCACCGTATTCTCCCACGGCAAAAAACCGCAATTTGTGCGGCTCAAACTTCTTACGCAACCTCTTGAGGAACAACTGCAGGTGACGCGGTTCTAAACTACCATTGTCCGGTAGGAACTCATCAGAATATGTAAGCGTCACGAACGCATTGTCTGAATGGAGCGTCGACTCTAAAACTATTCTGTGCATCCATTCCCGTCGTTTATTAATACGGCACGGGAGGCACTGGCCGCAGCCAAAAGCCAACCCGTCCCGAAGGAACGGGTTGGAACATTGCATGCTACATCCGATATCCGATGCGCATTGGTCCAACTTTCCGCCGGTAGCGTTTCACCATCCTTTTGCGGCGTACACTCCGACGACGTTTACGGCGATATCTCATCTGATTGTTCCTTTCGATCTAATTTTCGGCATCTGTTTATGCGTGTAGGGATACCACGCTCCGGTAAACGCATTAAATCGCCACGCTGTCGCCCCTTTGGGAAGCCAACTCGCAGGAGGCGCCAACTCCTGCTTTTGCGTGAACATCGGGACTATCCCATTCCTTATCCCGTACTGAATTTGACCTAATGGGTTACTTTCCATCGCTTCGGCTGTCTCTGCCGATGGGTTTGCCGCGTATCCTCCGTCAGGCAATCGGGTCCACATATTTTCTGGTCGTCCAACGGGTTCATGATGCGGAGCTGATTTATTGACTATCGTGGTCATTTCTTTTGCGGTCACCCTGCTGTTGCCCTGGCCTGCGATGATTCCTGGTTCATTAATTGCTGAAGGAGAGCCTGCCTGATTCGAGAGTCGTATTTCACTAGCGAGCTTCGCGTTCTGAAGCTCCATATTTTCAAGTTGTAATTGCTGGACACGGGACGTAACCGCCGAAGCCCGTTCGCTCCCAGATAGAGCAGTATCAACCGCTCGCCCGATATTCTGACCTGCTTGAGAGACCCCCAAGTCACCGACTGACTGAGGGGCATAGGAAACAGTATTCGCCCCCAAGGCATAAAGCGGATGTACGCCAGCTTTTTTTGCGTCTTCAACTTTCCACTGGACAGCATTCTGCGCAAACTCTCGTTGCAATGCAGCTTGTTTTTTGGCCTCTTTCCGTTGTAGGAGCCCGCCGAGTACACTCGTCCCTGCCGATATAAGTTCTCCGAGCATTTTTCACCTTTTGCAGCTAATTGTTGACCAGAAGTTACGAGTAGGCCTTTTTCGAGCCACGCCACGACCGGTTTTCTTGATCGCATGCAGTACCTCTTTCCGTCTTTGTCTGCGGACGCATAGCGCTACTTTTTCTGGTACTTCGAACCGTATCGGGCCTTTGGTTTGCCGACGCACAGCGTCGCCAAACCGATCAGCGACCCGCAAGCGCGTCGCATTGACCTTGACCGCTCCCAGCGGCCGGATTGCCTTGTCTGGAGCGTATTGTCTGCGGTCGTAGAGAGTGCCACCGGACAGGAGCGTCGGCCCGATCAGCACTGCCGTGCTAGCGTAAGGTTTGGTTGTAGTGGAGATTACGCGTCGGTCCTGTCGATTCCGATGCTTTGACATTCGCTCCCCCGGTGTCACCTAACACAGTGACCATCAAGGAGGTCACTGTGATTTGCCGCTTTGAGGCTGGGGAAGGCCGCCCCCGGCCCTCCCCCCCTCGCCCCCCTACCCATCGGGTTTCCAAGCGCCCAGTGGGCGCTTATTCGAGGGTCGGGTCGCCTCTGGGCCGTCAAGCCTTCCCTTCGGCCGCCGGCGGGGCCGGCGGGGCTTGACCGCCCGCCGGCTCCATAGGAGGCACCGGAGGTGGTGGTAGCAGATCCCCTTCAAATTGCTCTTCGTAGGGCGACGTGGGATCTAAGTCGTCGCCCACATCAAAATCGTCTGCCTCTTCAAACGTTTCAAACCCTGCCATTTCTGCTTCCATACGCAGCTTTTCGGATCGGACCATCGCTCGAATCTGATCGTGGAGTGAGGGCTGCTTTTTGTATCCGATTGGCGGAGCAATCGGTGTCGGGTCCGGCTTTTCTCGACCCCGATGATCTAGGTAAGTGTCTGCTGCTGAACGCTGAATAATCTCTTCTTCTTTCTGGACGGCTGCTGCTTTAGCCATTGCGATCTCCTATCGTGTTAGTGCACCTGGTCATATAAATATTGATGGTGGGTGGGCTGAAGGACCCCACCCACCCGCCC